TCTGCGAACCATACGCAGTTGACATCAAATTCATCCGTTAAAGGTCCTGAAACTGTCATAGCAGGGCCGCCGGACCTCAACACCACAACGTCGCCCACTTTAAAGTCTGGTTTATCGGTCAATGTCTTGTCTCCTTTTGATTGTGGTATGACTCTCTCACCCTCCATGCAGTCCGGCCATGACTTCTTTATCGCCGCGACTATCCAAGCTGATTCCTGCTCGTCATACGCGCTTAAACCAACGTCTGTCCCGTGACACCCGCAAGGGTAGTCGAATTTAGCAGTATCATAGACTGCCCCTTCCCCTGATTCCACACCTACTAACACAACGCCCGCTTTAGCTGCGACGTCCTCTAGCCATTTGGTTCTCAATGCATTGTCTCCCCATATTCGGATACACGTTCAGCCCCTAAGTGTTCCATGATGTCGTGAGATAAATCAACGGCTGCGTCAGAAAGAGCTGCGTCCATGCCATCGACGTGAGTCCCTATAGTCCCGTCGTAGCGCAACGTTAATATAATTACAGCGCCAACATCTTCGCAAGCTAGTACTAATCTTGTTGCGACTTCTGCTACCTTGTCTTCGTCAACTTCAGTTATAGTGTGTTCTTTATTTTCCATTTTAATGCACCGCGTCCCATAAAAGTTCAAACATCATTTGCGCTTCTGTGCGCTCGTGGCTGTCCAGTTTACGTTGTTTAATTACCTGGCGTAAAGCCTTGCCGTCGTACCCCGCACGGATAGCTGCCTGCTTCGCGTTCAAGTCTATCAGGTATTCGTTAATGAACGCCTGTTGCTTGGGTGTTAGCTTATTGGCCATGCTTATGGTTTATCCTCTAATATTTCCAGAACATCGTGCAGGACTAAAGCCAACTCCACAACTGCCGCAGGGTCGCAAATCTCCAGCCTCTCGCTTGGGATGGCCTCAAGGCGCTCTCTTGCCTGGCTTAATAACTTACGTTGCCAAGATTCCATGTCAATGAACCCTATCCCAATATAGCTCAAACATTGAAATCTGCTCTTGCCTGTCGATGCTATCGAGTTTTCGCTGCGAGACAACCTGCTTAATAGCCTTCACGTCATATCCCGCGCCCCTTGCCTCTGAATACACTTCTTTTATGTCCGAAACTAAGGCAGTTTTTTCTTCTTCAAGACGTTCGATACGCTCAACAATAGTCTTTAGCCGTTCGTCTGTTGCCGGTGTTAATCGTTGTACGTTTTCCATTATAAGTTTTTCCCTATATCTGCGTGGGCGTTGCGCGCTCTGAACACTTCTTTAGGTGTTACACGTTCCGCACCAACTTTTGCAATCAGCTTTCGTGCGCGTTTTTGTTTGCGCTTTGTATCCCGGACGTTGCGCCTTGCTTCAGCCTGGCGTTCCATGCCTGTTTTGTTTGAATTTTTCATTCATTCCAATCCTTGCTTTTTTTAATGTGCGCCTTAACCCATTTCTGTACAGGGCTTACCTTTTCCACCGCCGGGTCTAGTACCCATGATGAAGGTGCGCCCCAGTTTAAGAACTCGATAATTTCGTCCGTGTCTACGTCTAACATGGTAGAACCAAATGCTGCAAAATGTTTTGTTTGGTTTGCATTCCGTTTTCTATACATCTTTTTTACCCTCTAATGCCCTGCGAAGTCCATCCGCGAGTTGTTCTGTGAACAAGGTTATCTGGCTGTTAGGCTCCTTGCGATGCGTGGATATGTTACCACCGCACACAATCCCTTTCAAGCTATCTATCTGTAAATAGCAAGTCCCGAATATTGTATCAATCCTAGTCACTGTCGTTTCTGTCCGGTTTTCCATGTTCGACCTATAAATTTAGTTGTCTCTTTATTCATTACATCAAACAAATACCAAGCGCAGTTATCAAAACCGCTTACACCGTTACCCATCCAAGACACCCTGCCTATTGACACAATTTTTTCGCATCGTGGCATAAATTCTATAGATTGCTTTGTGTGCATCCAGTCAGCATCAAATAATAGCCATGTTGGGGCTAAGTTTGACAAACGAGTTATTATAGGGTGAAGCGTTTTTCTATCCCACGGCGGGTTTGTTATGAACATTTTGCTACGACATTCATTTATATCTAAGGCGTCAATAGATTTTGATTTCATCCGATTAGGTGGACTTATATCAGTGGCTTGCTCACAATAATGCCCATACGCCGATAAATGTTTAATTAAATCACCTTCTCCGGCGCAGGGTTCGTCATAATGCGCGGCGGGCGGTAAATGCGGTAACAATGGCAATACTGCAGAACTTGGGGTTGCGTAAAAATCTCTCGGGTTTCTTTCAAACTTCTTGTGTGCTCTCTTCGTCATTTTCTAATTCCCTCGGTATCTGAGTTGGGTTGCATTGGCCGCGTTCGTGTTCTTTCCATACCCATTCTTGGAAACGGGTCTTGGTTTCGTCGTTTAACGTGTTCCACACTGCGCAACGCTTTGGCGTCCATGCTCCAGGCGTCCATTTAGTCATCAGGGGCGATACGGTCCCGAACAAGGCGGGCGTAACCTTCGATGTCTTTCCAGTGGTCAGGGTAATTTGGATTACCACACACAATACGAGCAACTTTTAACGCAATCATTTGTAAGGCTTCTTTCTTATCATCGGTTAAATTGCCCCAATACGGCGCGCAATCCATATGAAATTTTAACGATTGAGCGACTGAGGCAACGTCACTAAAATCCCCATGCGTCGCCTCTCGCTCGTTTAATGTTAAATCTATATCGTTGTTCATTTCATTGTCCTTTTTTGTTGGATGCATGGGTTGCCGTTTTTCATGTCAGAGCGAACGCACCAAAAATCTCCATACGAATCGCCTGTTATAAAATCGCGCGTTCTGACTTTGAAGCCAAGGCGCTCCCAATACATACGGATGTTGTTAGAATATCGGCCAGGGCCTTCGTGGGCTAAGGATTCAGTCATTGTTCATCCCCTGTTCTGCTTTTACGTTCCCAACTCTGCGCCATTCACCAACGGCCTTTTCCTTAGATAATCGTGCGAACTCATTGATATCTAAGCGAACAAGAACATGCTCATATGCTTTTTCACACCTTTTTACGTCTTCATAACTAAGCGTCGCCGTTATAGGAATTCCACTGGTGGAGAATAGTGAAATTATTATAATACATTTAATCATATCTCCATCTCCTTCTGTGCTTGTTCGATCATGGTTTCCCACCATTCGATATGGCACCTATCTACATCGCCCTCTTCAGCAAATCCGTTAAAACCTTCCATCGTTCCTGAATTGGTTAGCATCCCCTCAGTCGGCTCGGTCGGGACGATGGCGTATCCAAGAGCTTCGATGGATAATAGCGCCAAGCCCCATGCTCGATCACCCGCGCCCTGACTTGGCGAGGTTTGTAGTTCCGCATTATACGCATAACGCATTGTAGCTATAATCTTATCTCGCTTGGTCATTATTACCTCCATAATGATTTTATTAGTACACAATTAGAATATCCAATCATTGCAGATAATGCCGCACCCCCATGTTGGACAATTGGGATAGACTGGTTAGGCATGAGTCGTGAATTATAAACATGGCGCTCAATCGCGTCATACGCTTCCTTGCCGTACATGTATGTCATTTTATTGCCCTCGGCTTTGTTGGAAGGTTAGACAATAATTCGCTAAGACCCTGCGCGTCAAAAGATTCTTCGGCCTTTTCTTTAGCTAATCGTGCGAACTCATTGCCAACCGCCTCACGAGCATTTTGTGCAAGCGTTTTTACCTCCCCGCAATAAGCAATAGGCTTCCACGTCGATTGCCCTGCATTTTTTCCTGTTTTTGCGACGGTTAATCTCTCAATGGTATATTGTTGCGCATCGTAGTCGTTGACCCGCAAAGTAGCTGTAAGTTTAATTGGTTCCATTATTTTATTGCCCTTTCTATTGCGTCTTTGAGAAGCAAACGGCGTCTGCCCCATAATTCTAAATTTTCGTAAAGCTCAGCCCATGTTGGGAAAAACTTATTTGACCTGCGTATTGTTTTAAGAACGTACTCAACAACGTCCGCCGGGTATTCTTCTAAATCCTCAACGTAGATTGCTATGATAGCAGCTTTGTCGAAATCATCCATATTTTTCATCGGCATCGTTAAAATCATTTTCTGCACCAGCCGCGCTATTTCTCTTTGAGGCATAGGTCTACAAGAGTCCATCGCATTCGAATAGTGCGTGATGTCAACGCTGGAGACTTCGAACCCTATGACATCGTGAGTGTCACTCCCAGCCCATTCGGGTTGCAACTTCATCCCCAATTTCAAAAATGCTTCGAGGCTTTTTGTCGTCTCTGCCGGGTTTGTCATGGATGATCTGCCCGTGGTCGTCGTCGTAACATCCTTGGTTGAGCCATGTCGATGGGTGCTTAATAAATTTTGTGGAAGTTCCTGCATCGCTTATTTCCTGATTATAGGCTTCGACGCCCTGATTTAATTGGTCGATAGTTACACCATCTTTGATTGCCTTAGCGAACGCCTTCTCTGCAGCCTTCTTTCCAATCTTTCTAGGATACTGAGAATACCAGTCATTGAAATTATCGGGCTGAAAAATAACTGTTATATTATTACCTTCTTCCTTTTTTACCTTCTTACCTTCTTTAGACGTGGTTACTTGTTGGTTATCTGTTGGTTGTTTGTTGGTTACTTGTTGGTTATCTTGTTGGTTATCGTCTTGGTATTTTCCCCAGCAAAGTATTGATATTATTGAGAATTTATTAGTTGAGTTGATGGTTATTTCGTTGGTTGATAAAAGCTTGTCCAAAGCAGTACGCACTTGCTGTTCTGACATACCAAGCTGTGCAGACAACGCCGTTCGCCCTGCGACAACAGACCCGGCAGGCACTTCTTGACCCTTGAATCTTGATGGTTTGTAATTAGCTTTAACCAAAAGATGCAGGAATAGGCGCATAACGTTTGCGTCAGTATACCATTCCCAATCTTCTATGGTTCTGTGAAGTTTTAGCCACCCGGCCATTTATCTCTCCTATCGTTACTCTCCAAAAAAGGCGGCGGGCCGGAGAGCGAAACCAGCACAGAGATCAAGCTGTGCTTTTTTTCACCGCGAAGTAATTATACATCTAAAGGGCGCTTTCGCAACTCTTCTCTCAAATGGGAAATAAACCTATCCATGCATAATCTATGATGCGTTGATTGATGACGCAGCATAAGCGCGCGCCTATAGCTGTTAATAGCTGTTGAGTGGTCCGTTCGGCTTAGCGCCTTAGAAATGTTGCTCCACGTTGCCGACGTGAGCAGGCGTGAGGCCCAGACGATGACATGGCGTACTTGTGCTATATGCTTCGCCCTGGTGTCTGATTGAATGTCCCGGACCCCTATCTCGCACTCTTCTGATATGTAGTTTATGATAAAATTGATTTCTGCGTATAATTTTCTCTGTTTCCGTTTATTCATAATTTGT